CACCAGCACCAGCACCAGCACCAGCACCAGCACCAGCACCAGCACCAGCACCAGCACCAGCGCATGACATGTTGAAAACACCACGGGTGTACATGGTCAATGGTCAACCATATACCGCCGAACAATTAACAGCATCAGGTTACACACCTGAAATGATAGCGGCTTTAACGTAATGTTTTTATTAATTATGATACTGTTTTTCCATAGTTTAAAGGACATTATCACGTGGTGGGTTGGGCTGTTGAACCCACCAAACAGAAAGGTTTTACTGATCGCACATCATCCCGCATGGATTTGGACCATGGTCGAGGGCTGATTAATCATGGTGGTGTAGATGTAAGCCATTTAGAATTTTCAATGTAAGACAGCTTTGCTGTCGTTAGCGCAGTTTTAAAACAAGAGGATTGAACCCATGAAAGTTCACTATTTTAACCAAGCAGAATCAGACAAAGACGACCACCTCTTAAACATGGCAAAAATGCAAGGCTATGTACCAAAAGGTTGTTTACTCGGTGGTGGCACTGTTATGACTGTAATCAACGAAGGGGATAACCCTTGTCACGGTTGTGAAGGCCCTAGAAATAAATGTGGCGGTAAACCCAAGAAGTAATCATGTCGAGAGAACACAATTGATGAATGAGGTAAATGATTATATGAGTAAATTAAAATCTGGCGTAATAGCACTGGTGAATGAATGTCATGGTGCGGCTGTAAGGGGTCACTGGTGGCATAATATAGAAACCGGCGAACCTCTAGAACGTAACAAAGGTGAATTACTGTGTCTTATTCACAGTGAAATTAGTGAAGCTATGGAAGGTGCGCGTAAAGGTCGCAATGATGACCATTTACCACATCGACCACAATTAGAAGTTGAATTAGCTGATGCTATGATAAGAATCTGTGATTTTGCTGGTGGGTTTAACCTTGATATTGCTGGCGCTATAGTCGAAAAATTGGAATATAATGCTAAACGTGCCGACCATGACCCGGCTAACAGATTAAAAGATGGGGGCAAGAAGTTTTGATGTTAGGGCGCCGTAAGTGTAGTGATTGTGGTTCGATGTATGAGTATGAATTAACTCATTGTCCTAAGTGTAAAGCACCTGAATGTTTCAGTGATGTTATACCCTATGATATGCGTGATTGGATATACGACATTGAAACTTACCCCAATGTATTTACGGCATCATTCCTGCACGCCGCTTGTGGTATTCGTCAACGATTCCAGATAACTCCTTGGGTGAATCAATTACCCCACCTATGCCAATTTCTCAGTATGTTAGCAAAGAACGGTTGTCGTCTTGTGGGTTTTAACAATGTTGGCTTTGACTACCCTGTTATTCACTACATCATGCAACAGTCAGTTTATGTAAATGTTGAAAGTATCTATCAAAAAGCGGCTAGTATTATCGACTCAGATTTCAATGATTATAGTCATATCATATGGGATTCTGAAGTCATCATACCCCAGTTAGATTTATATAAAATACACCATTTTGACAACAAATCACGGCGCACCGGCTTAAAGATGTTGGAATTCAATATGTGCTCTGATGACATTGAAGATTTACCCTATGAAGCGGGCTTACCTCTCACTGAAGATCAAGTACCATCATTGATGTATTACAATGACCACGATGTGGACGAAACGTTCAAATTTTACCGTAAATCGATTGATCAGATAGAATTCAGGGAACAACTTAGCAACAAGTATGAACGCAATTTCATGAATCATAATGATACTAAGATAGGTAAAGACTATTTCATTATGGAGTTAGAACGACTTATACCCGGTAGTTGTTATGACTATAGCACTGGTAGAAAACAAGTCAGGCAAACACCCCGTGATATAGTGCAGATTAATGATGTTGTTTTCCCTTATGTACGATTCGAACAACATGGTTTTAACCTTATCCTTCAATGGTTGAAAAACTTCTCAATCGCGGAAACCAAAGGTGTGTTTGAATATCTGGATGTTACACCTGAAATGGCGTGGTACATGAACCCGGCGTTAATTAAGGTGCATAATCTAACCGTTGCTGATGTACCTCACTTGAAAGATGTGACGAATATTCAAGGCAAGTTACTAAAAGGTTTGCCATTAAAAGAATGTAAAGAACAACTACAAGACCGTTCAGATTTACACCGGTTTAGGTTCGTTAGTGGATGCAAGGACCAAAGCGGTTTGAATGTGATTATACAGGGTTTCCGTTATGATTTCGGTACCGGCGGTATCCATGGTTCTGTTGAGTCTCAAACAGTACACAGTGATGAAACACATGTGATTTATGATTGGGATGTTGCCAGCTATTACCCAAACCTTGCTATAGCTAACAGGCTTTACCCTGAACACCTCAGTGAACAGTTCTGTAACATCTACTTAGATGTATATAATCAGCGTAAACAACACAAGAAGGGTACCGCTGAAAATGCAATGCTGAAGTTAGCGTTGAATGGTGTCTATGGTGATTCTAACAACCAATACAGCCCGTTCTATGATTGGTTCTATACAATGCAAGTCACGATTAACGGGCAACTACTACTGTGTATGCTGGCCGAACAACTGATTAATATACCGAATCTTGAGATGGTACAAATAAACACAGATGGTCTAACTGTACGTTGTCCACGGGAATACGTCGACCACATGAAAACGGTGTGTAAATGGTGGGAAGATTATACCTGTTTAGAACTTGAATCAGCTATCTATGAGAAAATGTTCATACGTGATGTTAATAACTATGTGGCGTTATATGAAAATGGTGATGTCAAACGCAAAGGGGCATACGAGTATAAATTAGACTGGCATCAAAATTTCAGTGCATTGGTGATACCTAAAGCAGTAGAGGCGCATTTAATACACGGGGTACCGGTTGAACAGTTCATTATGAATCACTGTAACATTCATGATTTCATGTACAGAACGAAAATTAACCGGTCAGATAGTCTGATGTATGGTGAAGAGAAGCTTCAACGCATCACACGATACTACATAAGCAATACAGGCGATAAATTAGTAAAAGTGTCACCGCCGGTAAAAGGTGTTGAAGTAGGTCAGTGGAAACGTAAAAATGGTATCAGTGATGCATTCTATACACAAGTGTTAGGTGAAATAAGTGGTGGTGACGATCTTGATTCAACGGGTAAACCGTGGGATGAACGTATTAACACAAAGAATAAAAGCAGGTATGAAATCAGGAGAACCGATATACAGAGTGGTTGTACTGTCACGCCATGTAATGATATTACAACTGCGAACTATGGTGATATTGATTTTGAATATTATGTTGGGCAAGCGTTGAAACTAATAAATCCTCTACGCTGATTTGAACAATACACCTATAATACCCACAATTATAGCTGAACCGGCAACTACACCAACCCATTTGACAATACTGGTGACAGCCGCTGAAGAAGTCAAGCGCCTACTGACATCAGTTAATTGTTCAGCGTTTCGTTCAAGCATTACTAATCGTGTCTCGTATGAATTTAATGTTTTGTTTACATACTGCATCTGCTTACTGAGTCGAGAGACTTCAACTTGTTGGGCCACGAGTTTAGACATACTATCAGCCATGGTTTCAGTGACACCAACGAGTTTAGCTAATTCTTTATGCGTGTGTTTATTGGTAATCTGGTGTGATGTCTCCAACCGTGTGAAACGTTCCATTAATGCTAGCATTTCTTGATCAGCCATATCACCAATTACCTCTAGTCCAGCCACCCGCACGCACACCCCAATAATACAAAGTGGACCTCCATCTTGATACACCGCAATCAATTAACATTTGTCTGAACAACTCATCGCATTTAGACCTAGTTTCATATTGCATACCATACATGTGATCATGAAATACAGCGGCTTTTCTACTTTTACCAGTGCGACTAAAAAAGGGTCTAAGAAAAACAGGAATACTGGCTAAATCAGTTTCAGTACCTGCCTCAACTAAGTATGTAAAATCAGAATGAAAATACCAACAATCTTTTAATACGCAGAACCAACCCGGTTTATCATCTAGCACCCGCAAGTCTAAATCAGTGAATGTACCCACGGTCATAGGTTCCACCTCATTTTATATGCGTACCATAAATCGCGAGGCGTGACCCTATGTGTTTTCAATCTCATGTTTAAAACACCTGATTTTACCAATGCTTCTGCTACTAATTCAGAACAGAACCATTTGTTGTCATCATTCCATTTTTTACGTAATGGGATACCTGCTAACGCTGTGAAATCATAGTCCTTACCGATTTGTTTATTCAGCCATGTTTCAGCTAAGTCATTATTACCGTCTACTATAATAGTTTCCCTATTTGGGTATCTATCAGCAAATGAATTTAAAGAACATTTTGTGACGCCCTTCTCAATTGTTGATTCGTACACAATGCCGTTGACGTTGACGGCGCAATGACTAAAATGACTCAATGTTGCCAGTTTGATAGCCTCTGCTAATATACCGGTTCCTCTACAGAAATAAACTATCATAACTTTGCCGCCTCTATGAACGCCTCATCTAACGCGTCACTGTCTAAACCAAGATCAGATGCTAGCATAATCAACTCAGGCCTGTTGCGCTCATATTCAGTTGAGTCATCCCAAAACGATTGCATTAATAATCTCTGTACATCATCGTCTATCACATCAATCAACGGTTGAACATGTTGATATAATCCTAGTATTATCAAGTGCTGTCTTGCCTGCCGTTTCGTGATACTGAATGGCACAAGGGGTGCAGGCGCTTCAGGTTTTACAAATTCATCTCCTGATTCAACCCATCCAATTTGGGCTATATTGTTGATTATCCAGCCATTTTTCAATGCTGTTTCTGTATCAGATTTGACACGATTAATAACCACGCCGTCTTTAACGATTATTGCAAAATCTACCATTGCCACACCCTCGCTCTACCATCACCGCCATCACCAGCATCACCAGCACCATTTAATGTTGTTGAGCCGCCAGCGCCACCAGGGACATCACCATCACCACCAGCAACACCATTACCACCATTACCACCATCACCACCATATACTGATGTCCCACCAGGGCTACCACCGTTTGAACCGCCGCCGCCAGCACCACCGTAAATTGTATTACCAGCTTCACCAGAAACCCCAGCAGCGCCCCTACCTGCAATTGGATTCAACACCTGTGTACGTTGAATTTCAGCCGAAGTCCCCGTTATTCTACGGTTAACAGACCCATCGTTGACTTTTATGTAGATATCACCTGAATCATTTTCACCACCCCATCCACCAGCAGCAGTTAACAATGATCCAAATGATGTATCCCCACCATCAACACCATCACCTGTACCAGCATTAACACCACCTGCACCTATCGTCACAGTCTCAGATGCAGCTAAATCACTAGCGTTGAATATACCAGTAACAAAAAGACCGCCTGATCCACCGCTAGCATATGTACTAGTTTTTGTAGCACCGCTACCACCACCCCCAACCAGCTCTACACGCACAAAATTTGCACTAGGGTCTTTTGTGAAAGAACCAGATGTTAGAAATTCCTCGTATATGTATACCGATCTACCAGATAACACCCACTCAGGATCAACGCCGGGTTCTTTTGTTGTGACATCTGCTAAATTAGTCACTAGATTCCAGTATGTACCGCTGTGTAAAACTTGGTATGGGATATTAGCTGCACCCGTTTGGTCTGCCCAGTTTCCCTTGAAATTAGCTGAACTTTCTGCATTATCAGCTGCTACTTCAGCTCTATCAGCTTCTGTCTCAGCTCTATCAGCTTCTGTCTCAGCTCTATCAGCTTCTGTTGTTGCTAATGCGACTTGTGCAGCGCCGTTGTCAGTAGCATCGATGGCTGATTGTGCAGCAGCAGCGGCTTCAGTCTCAGCTATAACAGCATTGTCATATACATTAGTAGCTAAATCATTGGCTTCGTCAGTCCACGGTGTTAATGCGGCAACATGTGCATCAGCTTTCGTGACAAAAGTATCCGGGTCATCCTGTCGCTGTGGCGCATCTGGTAATGGGCTGATAGGGGTTGGTGTGGTCGCCATTATGTTAATCCTTCTACTTCAATTGAACATGGTGAATTGTCTGGACTTCTAAATAATAGATCGAAATCTCTATAATAACCATAGATTATAGTTGAGCCGTATTGTTCAGAACCGATCCATGTCACGGGGTTAGCCCGTAAACTAACTAACAAATTCTGAATGAAATCAATTCTATTAGTCTGAACTAGTATTCGGTAATTTGCTGTTTTACTGAAGTTCCCTTCTACTATTATGGGTCTACCAAATGAATCGAGTTCTTTACGAGTGTAATCAATAATACCAACATTTGTACCGTGTTCAGTAACACCAATCACTTGTTGATAACCAAGTGTCATTAAACCGCACTTAGCTGTACCGGCTGGTGCGTTGATAGTAACGTTCACATCTGCATTGGCGTAAGGCGGTAAGTCAGTCAAGGCTATGTCTTGCTTGCTGTAAATAGGGTCAAAATAATATTCATACCAATCATTAATACCACCATTATCTGTTAATGATATCGTTTCGTCATATACAATACCGTCAACAGGATCATCAACCTGTACAACTACTTCAGTACCATCCAGGTTAAATAACGCTAATGCATTAAAAACACTACCCGGTGTCACAGTAACGTTAATATCAACGGCCTTCTCAGTTTGATCGCTGATTTGATCGCTGAACATAGCCCATGTGTTAGTAGCACTAATCCTGATCCAATAAGTACCTATTCCCGTGTTAGGATCAACATCCACATTAGGTTTATTGGTTGCATCACTCGTGTGGGCCTGTATGCATTCGTACACAGTGTGGATGTCGGGGGTGGTGATTTGTATGACATCACCGACAAGATAACCTGTAGCAAGCGCCCAATCGGGTTGATCTAACTCAGTGACATCAGTGGCTGTTAAGGTGGTATCATTAATGTCAACTGGTATAATGATTTTCATTTACACTACCTCAACGCTTTGCGTATTTCTGAAATTAGGTATGCCACCACCATCCCATCGCTTCAATCTTTTACTCACATCACGAGTGTCAAACGCTATAACAGTTAATATTCTATCCATAGTATCACGTAATGAAGCTATTTCTGCAATGACCTCATCTTGTTGCAATGCTTTCCCTGTGTCGTAATTACTCAATATTTTAGAACTACCCGTAAACTCTAATTCAGGTCCACCACCATCCCCGACAATGCGCGCACCACCTGAATGAGTACCACCATTGGCAAATGCGGGAATAGATGCCAAATTGCCTATATTTGGATCGATATTCTGTATCAACGGTAAACCAAAAAAACCACCTGACAATGCTTCGTCAATAGCAGCGGCAGTATCAACACCGGTTGGTGGTGAAGGCGGTGGTGTCGGTTCGATTATCTCTTGTGCTTCTAAATTCTTTCTGGCTTGTGCTTCAGCTTGTAATGCAATACCAAACGCACTAACAGCAGATTCAACTGATTGGACACTTGTGTCAATACCTCTTAACACATCAATCTGTGTCTGAGCATCTAACGCGATCTGATCTAATCTATCTAATTCAGCCTCATGTTGTTCTGTTGTTAATGTTAATTCACGTTCTAATTGTTCCTCAGCTGTTCCTATTAATAGTGCAGTGTCCGTTTTAGATTCCGCAATAGCTAAATCAGCACTTTCTTTAACACCCCTGGATTGTTCTACTAGTGCTGCAATTTGATGGTCTGTTGTTGCTCTAATGACACTCTGTTGTTGCTCTAGCAGTTGTATAGATTTTTCAGCTGATGATTGATGACTTAAACCACTACCTTCTAGATTAGTCAACAGAGTGTTCGTCAATCCTGTTTGTCTTCTGTAGTCTTCAGCTGATGCAAATTCACTAGCATCTATACTAGCCGCTATAGCTGCATCATCACCAGCACCAGTTAGATTACCCGTGATCAAAGCGCGATTTAACCGCTCAAACGCTTTAGCTCTTCTAACTTCTTGACTAGTGGTCTTGGACTGTAGAGACTCTAACGCTGACGACACCCCGTTAACTTCACGGGTGATATCACTAAGACCGTTTTTAGCTGCATCAAGTGCTATTTTGACAGCACTCAAACGTTCTTTTTCTATAGCTTTTGCTTCTGTTTTAGATGCAGCTATAGCGGCCAAACGTGCTTTTTCAACAGCGTTAATAGCAGTTATCTCAGATTTACCACGCGACTTAATATTGTCTATTTCACTTGATGCTTGTTCTTTTCTTTCAGCAGTGACATTTTCAAAGATGTCACTTAATTGGTCTTTTTCAGCTTTAACTGATGCTTTCAGGGATTGTAATGCTGAATCAGTTGAATCTGCTGCTAAATCTAAGGCGTCAGTTAATAATTCAATGACATCAATGACATCTTCAACTGATTCAATGACATCCCCGTTTGCTTCTTCGATCAATCCTACATAGTTTAAAAACTCATCCTGAACACCTAATAACGTGGCTATGTTCTGACGACCTGATTCATTGAATTGACTTTGTGCTTGCACAAGATCAGCAAAACCTTCAATTGTGTCAGGTAAACCTTCGGTTGCAATATCACCAAGTACATCATTTAATCGTCTAGATGAGTTACTTAATTGTTCATCTAAGGATAGGAAACTACGTTCAAATCTCAACAACGAATTACTAGCAGCACTAACACCACCTAGTTTATCTATTAGATCGCTGGCTATAGTTGCAGTTTGATCACCCGCACTTAATAAACTTAGACCTAGTACGTTATACGCTTCATCAGCTAATGCTACTTCAGTGCTAACCCTCGAAAGTGTTTCACCTAACCCTTCACCAGCACGTTGTAAATCCTTGAGGGATGGGATAGCAGCTGTGACAGTATCATCAAAAACCTTACTGAAAATCGCTTCAAATTCAGCCTGTGTTGCAGCATCATCTAAACCTTCCAGGCTGATCTTCTGAGTGTCGATAGTTACCTGTGATAGTGCATCCTCAATCTGTTTCTGATCAATACCTAAAGTTTTAGCGCCTTCAGTCACAGTGTCTACGATGGAGCCGAAAGCGGTGCCAAATTGGTCAGTAACTTCTGATCCCAATGCCTGAAATCTTTCTCTAACATCGTAGTCATCAAGGTAGTTCTTTCTAACTTTGAATGTAGCGAAGGCTTCAATGACAGTGTTATCAACAAGGTCTGTTAACTGACCGCCTAATATTTGCACGCCTTCATCAATCTGTTTAGATCGTGATCCGCTGGTAAATAAAGCAGATAAGCCCAATGTACCAGCACTCAACGCTTCTAGACCTAGACCAGCCGATGTACCTAACCCAGTACCACCACCTGACGGTAATTGAAATTCAATATCTTCAATCGCTTTAGCAGTGACAGTGGTTATATTGCCTATACTGTCATTCAATTCACGAATTGACAGCAACATATCGGAATTGATATTAACTAATGAGTCAGTTGCACTAGCTATGATTGCATTAGATGCATTAATTGAATCAGCTTTTTCATCAATACTACCTAACACACTGCCGGTGCCTTGTTCCTCTTGTCGTTGCTCTGTGGGATCAACAACATCACCACCAATCAGGTTACCTATTCCCGTGACCAAACTCCCAACAATACCACCAGCTAACGCGCCACCAATAGGCGCTAATGCCCCTGATAGTGCTGGTATTGAATCACCAAATGATTGAGTCAACGAATCTTGAATTGTGCCTGAAACGCCTTTACTGACTGAATTAGCAAGTACCCCTGCTATTGTGTCACCAATACCACCCCAATCACCTGATACAATAGCATCCTGTAATGAATCACCTATTGAATCAGCCGCTGATTCAAATGCAGTACTAAATGCATTGCCTGATTCATCACCAGCTTTTTCAAACTCACGTTCCAACTTGCTAATTGTGTCAGCGGCTGTATTAGGGTCAATCAGACCTTTGAATGTAGCGTCTTGTATAATCGCTATTTCATCTTTTATCTTTCTTAATTTAGCGCCTACAGGGTCTAATTTATCAACTATGTCAGTGGCTGATTTACCTAATGCTTTATTAGACTTAATTAAATCGTCTGTTTCTTTCCTGTTCTTCTTCTTTTCTTCCTGATCCTTCTTGATTGCGTCTTTCTGTTTCGCTATTGCTAAAGCTGTTGTTTTAATTTCCTCACCAAGATCAGATTCAGCATCAACCCCTGCCTTACGCAAAGCAGTAGCAACAACCTGTTCATCATTAGTCTTACCCAATAGATCAAGTTCAGCCTGCAAATTGGATAAAACAGTAGTTGCAGTTTTAAGGCGTTTTTCATCAAGTGCCTTTTGTTCACGGGATTGTTTTATTATTGTGTCAGATGCTTCAATTTTTCGGATTTGTTCAACTACTAAAGCCCGTTCAATATCCGTTAATTCTTCACCTGTTGCTTTTAACTTGACTGTTTCAGCTTGTTGAATCGCTAACAGTTCAGTCACATTAGCGGTGTTTTCAGCCTTGATTTTTAATATAGCCGCTTCATTTTCTAATGACGTGATGTAACGGTTGAAACGTTCATCACCTTCACTAGCCGCTAATTCATCACGCTGTGTAATTAGTTTCTGTAGAATAGTCGCTTGGTCATTTAATTCTTTAGAGGCGCTTGCTATAGATTCTTTAGTGATACCTAATGCTTTACGGTTCTTTTCAGCAGATGTGGCGAGTCTTAACCATGATGCTGTTGCTTCATCGACAATTTCTTGTTGCTGTTTTATATCGGCGTTTAATCCTTCTATCTTGAATCGATTAATACTATTACGAGTACTGTCAATTCTAGATTCAAATTCTTCTAACTGTTTAGTAGTTTCATCTAATTCATCAGTTGTTTCAGACAATGAACGTACTAAAACCCCACTAACAGCCGAGCCAACAGCAATAATACCACCGACTATTGCACCTGTTGGGCCGAATATAGAAGCTATTTGTGAACCCTGCTGACCAAGTACAGTTAATGCGTTTGTACCGCCTTGTAATTGTACGGCAACATCTTGTACCTGGAAACCGAGTTGACCGGCTGCAAATCTCATATTTTTCATGCCACCAGATGCAGCTTTTTTACTCGCTTTATCTAATTCATCAGTGGCAAGTTCAGCACGTTGGGCCGATTCACTAAAATTATCTAGGTTGGTATCGGCTGTTAATACCTCGGTAGAGTCTACCTTCACTTTAAGTTTTGCGGTATCTTCAGCCATTTCACACCCTTAGAATAAGTTTTCAACTTTCTGCGTTCTGGTTTCCCTGATGTAATCCATCAGTTCACCAAAAGGCGGTTTACAATCTCTTGTCTGGCTAATACTGTGTTGTTCACAATACTGTTGAGATAATTTGATTAACAACCTAGATTCCCATGGTTCAACCACAGTTGCTGTGTTATTAATCCATGCGTTCAATTCCTGATGTGTCAATGGAGTCAAACCCATCCCACTACATGAAAATTTCCCTAATTGCCGCCACCATTCAATAATATGAGTATAATTATCTACTGGTGGTAACTTTGTTTCAAGTTTTAAACGTTGTCGAGTAGCTAGCCGGGTTTCATTGTCGTCACCATCACAGGTGTTTAACCATGCGAGGTGACGAACATATATAACTAACTGACTTTCTACTCTTGAATAAAAAGGTCCATGCGAGCCAACGCTTTATTTATCTGTTTTTTAATCCACCAGACATCAAGCGCCTTCAGTTTGTCGTTAGGGTCAAAATCACCAAATTCAGTTTCTAACCCTTCCATGTTATTAAACTGTTTTATCCCATGTGATATTAATTCGTTTCTAGACTTATCAATGTCTTCATCTTCGTCTTGGTCGCTGACTTTCTTCAGCGAATCATTTACCGCATTATTCCAATGTGCAGTATGAGTGCCATATATAACAGCCTCCATAGGCTTAGATTTATCAGGCTTACCCTTTTTATCCAGTGCAAAAAGGGGTTCACCACCTACAGGATGTTTAAATTGATATTTAGTTGTTTCATCAAATGCAATCTTCATATTAATAATTCCTTTCTATCAGCAAGGTAAAAACAGGTAGCAGGGGTTGAAGAGACCCTTTTCAATTGTTGCCAATCTAGCTACCTGAATGGGGGTGAAAATATTACACGGCTGGTAATATTGTTGCCACATCTAACACAGCTGGGGCGCTTTCTGTAGGTCCGACAACCGTTAACGTCACGGTATCAGCAACAATGTAACCCGTCCCTGTATTAGTCACGGTAGCCGCTGTAACAGCCCCTGCAACTAATGTGACCTCAAACTCAGCACGTTTACCATCACCGCTAGTAGACGCCTGTGTTGCCGGGAACACTCCATCGGTTAGACCTGTGAATGTACCACCATCATTGATAGTTGCGGTTAACACACCTGTATTCAACAATCTAATGATATCATTGCAGATACTAGCGGACACCGTTGAACTGACTACTGACTCAGCAGTACCGTCAGCTTCAGTAAAACTCAACACCTTAGCTGTGAAATACGTTATGTTTCCATTCTGATATGTCAGTTCAAACGAGACAGCCGTATAAATATCATTGTATTCAATCAATGCAGCTTGCCCATCATTAGACAAATCACGACCTAGTTGTATATCACGATTACCCTGTGAAAACGTAGTTTTTAGCGTTTCAACTTCAGCTGTCTCAAGCGGTGAATGATCGGTACTATTCCATGCCTTACCACCTTCACCTGCATCAACAACTTGTGCAACTGTAATCCAGTCACTGAGAGCTTGAAACCCCACAACGTCATGAGTAGCGGGTAGAGTAGGGCTAACCCGGATTCTCATGCCTGATGCGGTTATTACATTACTTTCCGTAGACATAGCGCCTACCTCCGTTAGCAAAAATTAATATAAGGTATGGAGACTGGCGTTATCTGCCAACCACCATCAAAAAAAGAAGACGCAACACTACCGGGCGCTTCTATTCTCACACCGTCAAGTTGTAGGTTTCTAGGAAATCCATCCAATATCACTTGTGCAATATCTGATGATAATATTTCACCCTTGCCTTTCTTGACGAACACAGACACCTGAAAAATGCCTGCTTCCTTGTCGGTAGATACCTGATCAACCGCTAAGGTGGTGCTAGGTAAGACAGTCACAACTAAATGACTATCATTTGGTACATCTGCCTCAATGTTAGAATAGTAAACATCAACACCAGCAGGTAAAACCAAACTGTTCAACTGTTCAATCAATGAGGTTTTGATCTGACTAAGTGGCATTTCTTACAGCCTCTTTAACAATTGATTGAAATTCTAATACGGTTAACCTAACCATTCCTTGGGGTGCCTGTGTTGAATAACCGTATTCTATCCTTCTAGCATAAGACATCGGATTAGCTAAGAACGCAACTTTACCGGGTGCCTGTTTAGCAATTATTTTCACGCTACCCAATGCATTAGCCGCTGTGACATTAGGTGGGTTAACAGGTAGAACGTTGTCACCCTTACCTATACCAGCTTGCCAGTTGTTCACGAGTGAACCCGGTTTATAATTAGGTGAAAACTCTAATACATTCATACCATCGGGAATACTTGACCACAGTGATTTATCGCCTATTGGTGTACGGCTGATGATTCTAGTTGCAAGACGTATGAAAACAGTACTAACAATGTTACGATGTTGTCGTTTTGTTTCTTTTGTCCATTTACTGACATCACCACTGAAGCTCATTACACCCTACCCTGTACAACATACATGAATGGGTCATCACCCGGCATGACATCATCCACGCTCATAATTTCGTATTCAACACCCTTGTCAACTATCTTACCCTTCTTGTCAATCACAATGTCAGATATGATAGCGAATTCAGTGTCGTTACTCGTGATTATTGAACCATCGCGTTCACTGGCATCAAAATCAAACTCTATCAGATATATATCTGTATCAACAGGTGTTTGTGTTGGGTTATAGTCAGGACCAGAATTTACGAAAGTTCTATAGGTGGCGATTCTACCACCACGTTTAATCAATTGTTTGATTCTAGTTGCGAAACCATCAAACATTACATACACCCTGGAAAATTGATACTCAATGGCATCTTACCAATCTGTGATAAACAACCGCCTGACATCATGTTCGCAGTCTGACCGAATGATGTACTCATGATATCATTACCTGTTGCTTTCGGTGTTAAATACTCAACTGAATATTTACCGCGCAACGACTCTTTTGATATTGTAGCACTCGATTGACCCACGGTTGATGTGACTAACAGATGTGATGTGATATATATATGTATCTGATCAACACATTCTTCTGTCATCTCAGCTGTACAACTGGTGATTTGAGCCATTATACAACTAGCTGCAATAATAAATGGCGTGATAGCATTGTCTTCCAGTTCACTACCTGTGATATCACGCACCTTCTCAGGGCATATCGACATATCAAACAAACTCCTTCGGTACTCTGTAATACATCACAGTGACTAATATATCACCGTCATTAGTCACGGCGTTAATCCATCGTCCAACAGGAACAATAAGATTCAATCCAATGTATGAAACATTTGACGATCTGATTAACTGTGGTGCAACGATACCTTTAATCACAGTTAATGAATCTGGGCCATCGGATTCATATATTAGTATATCAGCCGGTGTTGTATTACTGACATTTTTATCGGCATTGACTATTATACCAGTGATCACAATGGATTCACCGGTTGATGGAGTCAGCATGTTGAACGCAACATTATTGGCAGTTAATCTTTCTAATACTGGTTCACTATATGCTAATGGCGCAGTGACCAATTGACCGTATTTAGTCACTTTAGCGCGTACATCGTCATGTTCACCTGTAATTTTAACATTTAACGACATTACAGTAACCCATCAACAATTGATATCAAACCTTCAACTGTTACCGCCGCTGAACTTCTGAATGCTATGGCTTTACCCTGTGGGACAATGATATTTGATGTTGTTTTCAGATTGTTTCGCGCGTTAGCTGTTGATATTTTTTCGAAGAACAGTACACCCTCTGATGTTAAACCTGTGATGTTCTCATCAGAACTAACATCAGCGGTTAACGTTTTTGGACTACCTAGGTTTCTATTAACTGTGATTATTGGTGACTCGCTTGAATAGACCGGCGTACCTGATACCTCTTCGTAATATAGTGTAGTTGGTGCTGATGCCGATACTCTAAAGTCAGTGAAGAAAATGTCAGTAATACCGTTATTCTTGAAATAAAAGAAATAATCATCAGTACCAGCTACAGCGACAGAGAAGTAAGCACTATGCATCCCACCATCCTTATTCAACTGCTTGTCTTCAGGTTCTGAAACTGCAAACGCTGTGAGTCTTCCACAATCATCAACTACAACTATTTTACCGTCTGGTCCTCTTATATCAGCCATTTAAACACCCTCCGTGTCTCTATATGCTAATGCGTTAACTTTAACATTCATTGATGTGTTACCTGTGGGTGGTGTCACTGAAAATGATATTGATGTGCCGGGTGGGAATACTATCGGACCCGTAGAAAAAGGAAACGTGGCCTGATCATTAGTAATCAAAGCGGGGAAAAAACTAACACCACCGGTAGCAGTAGCGCCCTCACTACCTGATTTAATCGTTGCGGGTAATATATTTGCAGCGCCGATATTCAAATTAACAGCAACACCGTCATCACCGTTTAATATAGTACCGCCTGTAGGCGCTAATGTAACCTGCGTCTGAAAATCACCACCATCGCCATCAGTAGATTTACCGAACGTAACAGTTACACTTTCTAATATCCAATCAACAATATCATTATTTTTAGCGTAAAAAACCACTGATTCATTATCTGATGTGAGAGTAATAAGTTCATGTATGATTAAAAAAGCCTCACCAGCTTTCGCACGCTCGATACTCTCAGATTGTGTAACAGCTTTAGTAGTGAGTCTTCCACTATCATCAACTATAGCTGTGTTACCGTCCTTACCTGATTTTATTACACCGCCTGTCATATCAAGTCATCCTCATTAATACCTGTGTTAAATGCCTCTTCGACTCTAGCATTTAATAATTGTAGTTGACATACCAATTCACTCAACAAAGATGTTATATATTCAATTGATGTTGACTCATCTTCTGATGATTCGATCAATCCAGTCTCAATATATGGTATCCACGCCATCAGTCACACCTCTAACACTGCTAGTAAACCCGCTGCATTGAGGCAGTAGGCCCATGCACCAACATCGCCTTCTTCATTTCTAAACCATTGGCCGGTGCTACGCTGTAAAACACAATACGCTGTCAATTCCTCAGATGGTTCAAATCTAGACGACGATAGATATACATCAGTTACCCCGATATTCTGAACAGCGATTACAGTACCCACGGGTAATTCACTGGCATCATATAGATTAATCCATGTATTATGAGGTATAGGTATATTTGGTTCAGTGTCAGGCATCAGCAAGACTCCACGAAGTTCATTAGAAATGATTCTTCACGACCAGCAACAGTTACCACGTCAACTTGTACAGTACCGCTAGTACCCTCCACCCAGACAGTAACACTAGTATCATCATTCGTATCTGAATCAACAGTAACATCCACTGGCGTTAGCGTGTATGAACTAATAGTGTCGCCGTTCGTCAACCATGGTCCACCGTCAGATGTTGATGCATTTAGGTCTAATTTATAATCCAACCTCGAAACATCATTTTTATAGAAGATACGCGTTTGCATGATATTACACGCTAGCAGCTGTTAATGTCACCGTGACCTGTAATGTATCACCATCATCTAGTGATTTATCACCCGCTGAAAAAGCCGCCGCACCGTATAGTGTACCAGTACTACCACCTTTGGTATTATTAGTGGTCACGAAGCCACCACCAATCACTGTTGTATCCGCATTTATACTAAATGTTGCTTTAGATGCGGAATTGTCAACTGATTGACTCGCAACACTACCGAGCGTCAAAGTTTGCCTGACTGCTTCGGAATATGCCGTAACTTCAACCCACCCCACGTGCGACGACATCGTGTCACCGGCTGCAATAGTAGGTGTTCCATCAGTCAAACCCACGAAAAAACCAGCCGTGTATGCCGATCCCTTGAAATATTTATCTAATACATCATCAAGACCTACATTAACCACTGTATTATGGTTGGTTTCAGACCATTTTAAATCACCTTGATCAACCCGTTCCAATGGTGTGAGTGAACCCCATTCTTCTACACTAATATGATCAGGTTTAGAATAACAATCAAATTGATAAATCGATGACACGCCTATACTTTCTCTCATTGTGTTCACACCTTGAATATTCTGTCGTCAGCTTTGACGCTGAATGATCTTAAATCAATTTTAACATTAAACACCCTATCATCAGGTGTAATAATACCAAATATAATACTTTGAGCGGTGGTTGTCACGGATACAACCTGATTCAATGATAAACCGGCTTGCGCAGCGGCTTGCGCAAATACCACCATCCCAACCTGCGCACCTAAATTCAGACTAGCATCAGCTTGCGCAGCGGCATTGATATCAGCGGCTAGTACACTACCAAGCGTAACGCTACCATCTAATACAGCAACTATTGTATTAGCTAATGAATTAGATAACCCCAGTGACATAGCCGCTGATATTGTTTGACCGGCTGTGACAATACTCACACCGAGTTCATTATCAAACAATACTGATGCTACTGAATTAGCTAATGCTGATATTGTTTGATCTAACTCGACACCAACAGCAATAGCACCCGTGGCAGTAGAAACCCCTGTGAAAGCATCACCAAACCCATTATCGAAAGATATGTCTACATCAAACGCAATAATACCAGCAAGTTCGTAACCTAATTGTTTAGCTAAAGAAACAGCACCTGCAGCTTGTGCTATACCACCGTCATCACATGAGACGCCGCTTGATAATTGTATAGCAGTATTGAAAGTGGCGTTAGCGACATCAGTTATATTATTTGATAACCCTAGTGACATAGCCACATCGACGATAGTGCCGCCAGCGGGTGTAATGAAACCGAACATCGGCGTGATTGGTTTTACTAACTGATATGGATCACGCGAGAGTGATAGTTTAGCGGCGTCTGTTGGGTCATTCTCGAACACAAATAAACTATAGAATAACCCTATCCAACCTGATCCACCTATTGTAATAGCACGTTCGTTAGTGTCATTCGTTGTCGCTCCTCCTGTACCGCTGTAGTGTTTCCTATCACCCACGGCAACGGATGCACCAACATCCAAATCCCACCCGAAAACTACAACACTGGCTTGTTGTAGTTCTGCATTAGATAATACTTTAGGTGATGCTAGTGTGCTGATTGTAGTACCGAAACCACCTCTAGTAGTCGCCTGCCAATTTCTACCCGATGAGAACCCATTATACTGCAATTGCAAAGCTTCGCCTGATCCTGACCAGTTCAGGAGAAATCTAGACGCGCCTGTACTATATGGTGCCGTACACCTAGCATGTGCAACAATACATCCCGATTCAATCACATGTTGGAATGTTCCCAAATTACCATCGTTGTTGATATATATACCGTTTGGGTCAATCTTGCCAGTTGAACTAGGTGATGTTGAGGTATGACGTTTACCAGTAACTATATCGACTGCTTCGTTTGGGCTGATAGCTATGATTGCATTTTTAAGTTTACCCAACTTAGATACAGCGTTGTAATCAACTTCTACCGGTACATTAGGTTTGACACCGGTACGGTAGAAGTCGGGGTGTAGCTGTTTAGGTAGCGGGTAAAATGGCATTGTTTATCCTGCAAATGAATGTGGGCGCCAATAGAGTGTATTAGCTGATGCTGCTAGGGTCACACCTGATACATTACGTACACCAACCTTCCATTTACCCGGTGGGATTGCAATACGTTCTTTGGTTATCTTCTGCGCTTCTGTAGCACCGGTTGTAGTCATCGAGAATGCGAAATACTGTTCGTTTTGCTGTTCGTCAGTTGTTACGTTACCAGTCCAGTCCGGATAGTTAGTACCGTCAACACTAGGTATTAAATAAACTATGACAGTCGACCCAACACCTGTAAACGCCGCTGAACCTAATTCTAAATAGAAGTCAGCCATCACATATTTATTAGTTGAATTATCTATTTCATCACTGAGGTTGGTCCATTCATTATTAGTTAATGAATCGAGTGTTTGTGTACCAGAAAATGAAACTGAAGCCGCTGACGCTTGATACCCCGTTGAAGTTAAATCAGCCATTAGATTTTACCCTCAATTCTTAAACGCCTAGCTTTTTGTAAATCCGACAGTGTTAAACCTGGAAATTTAGGTTCATGACCTAATGCTATGATAGCGTTTCTCTGATCCGTTGTTATATATTCGGAAATTTCCAAACTTTCAAGTGTCGATTGCGTGTCAGCGTGATTAACATCTATACCATGACCCTCAATCCATCTAATTATACGACTAGGTAATACACCATCTGACACGGCTTGTTCGATAGCTGTCATGATTGCAACACCTCGGATCAATCCTAAATCGTTAGCAATAGATTGATCTGTCAATAAACGTTGACCGTTTCCATGTGTCATTTCAGATGACATAGCGTTGAAAGCATCATCGACAGCACCACCAGGGTCATTATCGGCTATTTGTTTCAGGTTCATGTCTATACCTCAATCAAGAAGATAGCCCCTTCAGGGGCTATTTTACTTACTTGCCTGCTTTCTTCGTTGTTTCAGATGCAACAACTGTTTCAGGTGGTACATACAATCTCAATTTACCCTTCAGAGATTGTCTGATTTCACCATCTTCACCAAGCACCTGTTTGTCAGTCAACAATATATGTGACCCAACTTTCAGCCTTTTTAACCCACCGTTCACTGACATACTCAGTTTAGGGTGTAAAACTTCATAACGTTTTGATTCATTAGCCATGATATTATTCCTTCGCACTAAATGAGCAAGTATTGCCATTAAAATCATCGCGGAATTGGAAACCAATACCGGCTGCGGTAATGAACGAATAGTCGCTGTTATACATCGGGCGTGGTAATGCAATTGTACTAGTTGCCATACCAACCAACGGTTTAACATCCTCACCGTCAAGAGGGTATCCCGCAATTTCATTACCAGATAGATCAGAGGTAGGTTTAATTTCCTTGATACCTCTCAGTCCCGCAAGCCTTTGCAACACGTCTTTCGATGCGTATGACTCAGATGATGCACGTTCAATGTTAGATGCTACCTCTAAACTAACATACCACGTTAGCTCCTTACCGCATTTATTAGTAATCCACATTGTATCCCGGATTTGTTTAGCAGCGGCCTCAATTTCAAGGTAGGTTTTAGTTGTATCAGTGAAATCGAAATTAACCCCGCCAGCACCTAAATCGATTTGCTCAACGTGGGAATCGTTACGTAAACCCTCCCATGACAAACCATCAACAACGATGAAATTACCATCAGCGTCTTTATGACCTTCTAGTAAATCAAGCTGAATATGTCGTCTAAATGTCAACAATGTTTCACGCTGATCATCTATGATTGCGTCATAACCTTCTGATGTACCCGCTGCAACTTCACGCCAGTCACGAGCAAAGCCGATATCATGCATTGGAATGATAGAACCATCGTAAGACTTTTCAGTGTTATCCATCTTAACGCCTGTTCTACCAGACATCGAAGTCTGCGCGCGTCCTGCATCA